CCTTAGATGCTGGATTTATTCGTGGCGATATGGCTGTTAAAACAATAGAAGTTGGTGACAGAGTATCTTCGGTAGGTACAAAAAGAATTGGTGAAGTAAAAGAAATAGATGGAGATCTGGCAACAGTAGTTTATCGTAGCAGGAAAGGTAAAGTTACTACTAAGAAGTTACGGCTGTCTATCCTAAAGGGCACTGAGCCTAAGGCTGCTAAAAAAGATACTGACCCAACTATAACTGGAATGACCTTAGAAGCTTTCCAGAAAAACCAAGACCGTTTAATTAGGTTGCTTGTTGCTCATCCTTCTACAAGTGCACTCAATGTAGTTGGTTGGGGTACTAATACTGCCCTGCAAAGTGCTACTGATATGTCTATAGCATTAGTAAATGCTGGATATGGCACACTACAAAAGTTAGCTGGTCAGGTAGAAAAAGGTGCTGAAACTCAGAGGTTAGCTAAGATTCTTATGGAATCTAATATGCAAAGGGTCAAGTTCCTACTCGATCCTGACATGACTTATACAGCTTTTGAATCTGCACTGCAAAGAAACTCTGAAGCACTTCAAAGATTAAACAGTGTACTTCCTGGTGGTGTAGAGGGTACCAATACCTTACTAACAGGCGGTAAGTTTAGCCCAGGTATGAAATTAGTTGGGTTAAAAACAGATAACTATATTGATATGGTGCAGAAGCTTACCTTGGTGCAAGCACAGGATGGATTTACTAAGTCGCAAGAATTTTTATTTCAGATGGATAAGAAACTTAGAGCTGCTACAGGTAAAGGTTGGAACGAATTTTATAGGTCTGAAAACATAGGTGGTATGTCCCTTCAAAAATATATGGGTAGTAAGGAGTATCGTACTATAGAAGCTAATGCTGTTGAGGATACCTTGGAGGCAATCTTTTCTAAATCTTATAAGGGTGAAGGTTTAGTAGGTACAATTGCAGGGGGTATAGAAAACGCTAGGAAGCTTCCTGTTATAGGTATGGCAGTTCCCTTTGGTAGATTCTTTAATGCCACAGTAGCATTCACAGGAAAGAATGCTCCTGGAGTAAACATGATTGCAAAGGGTATGGGTTTCTACGACAACATGACTATGAAGGAAGCATTTGCTAGGACTACGGTATCTGCTGGTGCTCTTTGGGTAGTATCAAATGAAGAAATTGATAACGTTAAAAAAGGCCTACCTTTGTATGCAACAGCTACTGCAGGTGGAGAAGTGATAAACCAACAGTTTGACTTTCCTATATCTGCATACAGAGCTGGGGGTAGAATCTGGGCGTTGATGCGGATGGGTGAAAAGCAACAAGCTATGGAAGCTTTTAAGCAGTTTAGGCTGGACTTTGGTTTAAGTGGTTTATTAAGAAATCTAGATAAAGCTCAAAGGGATACACTAGAGTCTATTACGCTTATGGTTGATCCTGAAAGACGTGATGTTGCTGCGGCTTTAAATATAGCTGGTAACACCTTGGCTAGTCAGTTTGCAAGTCCTGTATTCAGGGCTGCAGAACCTTTGAACATTGTCGCTGGTCTTGCTAGAGGTGAAGATGCTGCACCTATAGATAGGAAACAAAACAATAAGCTAGTCAATAATGCCTTTCGTTACATAGACAATATCATACCTTTGTTTATGGGAGAACCTTTAGCCGAAGCTAGACAGACTGCTGCAGGTGGTACAGCCGATATACAATCTACTAAGATGTTAGGTATTAGGAACATCAGGCTTACTGATACTCAACGTGTTATGAATAGGGTAGGCATACCAGACTATAAACTTGATAGTATGATTGGAGCCAGTAAGAAAGTTAAAGACCAAGCACCTCAAGCTGGTAATACTTTGAGCGGAATCTTCTTTGATATAATAGAGTCAGAGTCAAGCTTGCTGCTAGAGTCTAGTTGGTTTGATAACCTGACTCAAGAAGAAAAGTTACAGCATTGGAAGGGTGATGTTGTACCCAGAGCAAAAGATTTAGCTAAGACTTTCTTGCGTATGCAGTACTCTGGACCTGAAGATGTAACTGCGCTACAGTACGACATAACTAGCAAGTTCCCTAAGTCAGGTGTTCAGAAAGGCCTAAAGGAATTAAACTTAGGAGATCTAGAAGACTTAGAGCCGAACGAACTCTTCATACTCCAACGGTATCTAGAGACTGAAGAGTCTTTACGTAGTTTACGTATCTTTAAAAAGCAAACAGATTAAACTTAAGGGGGCCACTTGAAGCCCCCTTTTGTTATTCATCATCATCCTCTAACATGAAGTCAGCCCAATCATATGACTCACGCTTTATATCTCCTTTGTGAACATGCCCTGGAGATCTTGACAACAACGCAGCCATCGCTTGACCAGCTAAGTACCTACGAGAAGTAAGTGCTTTGTTTTTAAGCGGTGGCTTTATCTTTTTCTGCCTGTAACTTTTGGCCTCTTCTTCAAGACTCTTTTTGTTTTTGTTCATTCAGCTTAACCCTTTCAAGGTTACGGAAGTAGGCTTTGTTAAAGCCCATCTCCCACTCCCTACCCTGCTTGGTATTTGGTCTATGAGGATTGCCTAAGTTGCCTTCCCTAAAGTCCTTTATACCTTCTTCGTATGGCCTCATTTGTGTTTTTCCTCCATTGCCTCTAGCATCTTGTTTAAATACCATTCTGCTTTCTCCATATCCTGAACAGGGTTACCCTTGTACATATACCTGTGTTGGTACTTGATCATATTACCGTGGCAGTAACCTATGAACTGATCAAGGGTTAGTACCTGTTTGATATAATCAATGCACTCTATGCCACCACTCAACTTGTAATGTGCTGGGCTGTTTACTGGGTCGTATTTCATTTAAACCTCTTTAGGGATTTCAAAACAATAGTATTTTACATCAGAGTTAGGTGAAGGTCTAGTGTCCATAAGTCTTTTTTTAAGTGGAGCTGCAAACTCATGACAAGCAACCTGACTTGGAAAGAACGTATGATGACCTTGGATCTTATACCTATCTTCAAAGAACATTATGAGCACTAGAACATACATTAGAACAACCCTGAAATTGTTTCTAATGCCACCGGAATAACAAGGTCTGCTACAATCACAGCACCTGCTAAGAACGTCATTACTTCAAACATATTTATCTCCTATGTTATGTCTACCATTTCACAAACATCACCTGTACAGGCCATTGTCTGCATTGAGACTGTGTTATCTTCCTTCTCGTAGTTAGCCAACTCACTCCAAGCAATAGCAGATGGCATAGAAGAAAGCAAGTCTTTATACTGAGCCTTATCTACTTCTTGATAAGGTGCTTGTTGATAAGTGTGCTCGTTGTAAGGCAAGAAGGATACGCCCGACATCTCGTCAAAGTACTTGTACACAAAGGCACCTACTTCAAACCACTCATCCTTACGAACATTGATTGTCACTGAGGGTTTATGCTCACACCAATGTCGTTGATACATCAGCCAAGTATCAAGTTGTTCAATGGCTGTCATATCTTCAGTAACCACTGCCTTAGTCGGAGACTTCACAGGGAAACTAAATACTGTTGTTTGATCTGGCTTCATAACACAAGGTTCACTAGGTATACCTTGATCAGTCATGAACTGTGTTAGTGGATCTTTATTATCACCACGCACAGTACGGATATAATAGGGACTATGGCGAGCATGTATGCCACTGGCACTATCCACCAATTGCGATACCGTGCCCGATGGTTTGACGCATGTAATTGCAGCAGCAACAGGTATACCAAGACGGTCAGCCCATTCAGCATTAGTAGAAACACAAATCCCACGAAGATGTTCAAGAGTCTTCTCCAAGCCTTTGTTCTTAATAGTCATCAAGGAGTTGTCCATTATCCCTGTAAGTGACACACCCAACAGACGCTCTTCTTCTGTGTTCTTGTTCCACACCTTACGCAAGTATGGAAACTTGGTGTAGGTGGATTGTATGGTTCCCAGAATCGTAGCCAGTCTAACCTTACGTTCAAGATCTTCCAAGCTGTCTGTCGCACGTACCACAACCTCAGTGAGATTGCAAAACTGATTCGGTCTAAGTATGATCTCACTGCACGGGTTAGTCCCGAACTCATAGTTAGGATCACGCCGACCATTCTTTTCAGCTTGCTTCTTACTTGCTTGACGATTGAATACACCACGCTCTCCACTTCCTGACTCTACTAGTGCCATCCACTCACGCATGAAGGATACAGCATCTGGCTTCTCTGTGTAGCTCACAGAGTTATTAGCTAAGGCACGTTGTGGATCATTCTCCCACCATGCACCTGACTTAGCATGACGCATCCGATCATCACTGAGGTTACTCAAAGAGATCATAGCTGACCTACGTACACCACCTACTACAACTACCTCACCGATCTTACACATGATGTCGTGACACTCAATGCTAGATAGCTTACGTCCTTGTGCATTCTTGAAGGTAGTGATAACAAAGTTGAACAACTCAACAAGAGGTGCTGGACCAGAGGCTCGACCACCAAAGGTCTTAAGCTTTGCACCTGCAGGACGTACTAGACCAATATCCCACTGAGGGATTTCACCA